AGCGGTAGGCTTAAATCCGCAAGGGCTTTATATTTCACTTCTTGCTCAATGATGTCGGCATAGGTCAATTTAGCCATTGCTGCGCTCCGGTGAGACTTCGACATTAATCGCGGTACAGTTTGCCCATTCAGTCTCGTTGATGACAATTTTTGCCGGGCTGATTAAATGCACGTCATAGACACCATCAACACGTAATGCGCTGATAATGGCTGATGGCACGACATCAATGCCGAGTTTCTTGGTTTTATCGGATAAATACAGTTGTAACGCATCACGGGCTTTGGTTTTGACGATATCTTCACGATAACCGTCTAATAACGTGAGTGTGGCGTTAATTTGGTAATCACGTTTGGTTGGCGCAATGACTTCGACGGTATCGCAAAGCGGTCTGCGACGTTCAGGGCTGACATAGGTTTTAATGTCATTCAGCAATCGTGCATCGGGCAAGCCGGTTTTTGTCAGTACAGCAATACGCACTAAACCGCCACGAGGGTTGGAAACATTGACATCGGCAATCTCTTGCGACACGGCACGAGTGTGATAGTCATAAGCCGCAATCGACCCACAGGTCGTAAACGCTTCCGGTGCAGCAAGGATACGTTTGCGATAGGCTTCATCATCTTCACGAGCAAGCCCACCACTTGAGATATCAATGTTGGTAACGGTGATTTCACCGTCAAAATTGACCGCACTTTTTAGCGTTTTCACCCGACCTAATTCCCAGCCGTTGCCTGTTTCACCGGTTTGATTGCACTGTGCCTCAATCTCAACATAAGCAATAAGCGGTGTAATTACATCATCATTCATCGTGATAAATTCCACGTTGTCCGTGGCGGCAACACGAGTACCTTTGGGAATAAAAATAGAGCCATGTTCACCTTGCACGCTAAAGCGTAAAATGGTGCGAGCCGGTTTATCTAACAGGCGATAACAGCCAAAGGTTTCGCCACATAAATCTAAAGCTAAACCGGTGGCATATTGCGGAAAGCTCTGACGAAAGGCTTCATTAATCCCTTGGCGAGCTAAACTTTCCCGAAATGCATAGACATTAATCAACAAGCGTTCAATCTGTGCCGGTTGTAGCACTTTGCCGGTGCGTTTTTCATAATCGGCTATCGCATCACGCAAAATACGTTCCACGTTGTCATCAACAGCTTTTACTTCATGTCGGTTCATTGTTTCACCTCGGTGGAATAAATCTCACGATATACATCATCAACCAACGACCAGCTAATCAACAATTCAAAATGGGGCGCAGTGCCGCTTACAAGCACACTATCAACCTCAATACGGGTTTCCCATTTTTGCAAAGCAAGGGTAATTTCCCGCACCATATTGGGGATAGCGACATCTTCCGGTTGGTCAATATATTGAAAGTGGTCGCTACCAAATTCAGGGCGTAACACATCCGTGCCTTTTAGTGTGTTGAGAATATTGGCAATGCACTGATGAATATCATCAATGCCTTGCACCGCTTGAGTTTCCAAGTGTGGCGCAAGTTGCCAGTGAGTCGTTAAGATAGGATTTGTATTCATAGCCTTGATGATACAAGGCTATGCAGAAAGGTGCTTTTAAACTACTTTAAAGAAAAGTTATTCAGGAAGACCTGTTTTTCCACCTGAATCGCCTGAATGTTTATGTGTGCCAAGCTCAATGTTGCCTTGTTTAACCTTCGGTGCGGAGACCTCTTGACTTGAGGTGATTTTACCGGTGGCGTGCAATTTACCGTTTATCGTGGTGTCTGCGTTAATTGTTGCGCCACCGGCGGCAGTAGCGGTGAGATGTCCTTGTGTGTTGACGACCACATCACCCGTTTTACGGTTGTGGGAAATGACCGTGCCATTGCTGAATTTTCTCATCCAAATATCCGCATCTTGTACCGGTGTCGGGTCTTGTTCATTATAAATTGTCCCCAATACACAACCGCCTTCGCCTTTGCTATCCAACAATAAAGCGACCAATTCGCCAATATCAGGCAGACAATAAAATTGGTTGCCGCCTGCATTGGGCGTGAGAAAAGAAAGCCACGCCGTTTCTAAATCCTCAAGCGCAGGGATTTTACACCGCACTTTGTGGGTTTTCGGGTCAATTTGCGACACAATGCCTTCTTGGTAGGTTGCGCCAAAATTATGGGTTTGCATTTGTCATCTCCATACCGAGCCGAGCGTTAATAAATCATCGGGGATAAATTCCAACATTCTCACTTCGATGTTTGTGATATAGCCTTGAGAACGTGAAATACTGTGCCGGGATTGCTTGATTAAATATTTCCCCGAAAATACACCCAGATTTCGCAATAAAATAGTCGAACCTGCCACCAGTTTCGGATTGCCAATTACCGTAATATCGCCCGCACTTTGATCTTCATTTTGAGACGATAATGCCGCATCACCCATCGCGTCAATCTGTTCCTGGCTTTCGCCTCGTGTAGTAATTTTTAACGTATCGCCACTGGCGGTTTGGGCTTGTTTTAACTCAGGGCGAAGTGCAGTGGCTTTTTTCGATTTTTTCACCACTTTTTTGCCGCTTGTATCAAAACCCTTGATTTCTACCTGTTTGGCGGTGTCTTTAATGCGGTCTCGAAGTCGAATACTTTTACACTGACTTTCATCCAACACAGCAACCGGCTCACTTTGACCTAGCTCGGTTTTATCGGTAAAGACAAGCTGGTTGCCGACAATTTTGAAACTATGATGATATTCACGGGCAAGGCGGGCGAGAAACTCAACATCACGCTCGTGGTATTGAGTAATGCGCTGAATCGAAACCTGACGAATTTTCCCTACGATTTTTAACTTCAAGCGCTGTGCAACTAAAGCGACAACTTGTGCAAGCGTGGTGTTCTCATAGGCTTTCGGTTTAAGCGTGCGGTTGGATTTAGTAATCCCTGTTGATAACGCACGTAAGGTAATACTTGAAGGGCGGTATTGATATTCCACCTCGTCGATTTCAAATCCACCAATCTCAACCAACGGTTCGCCTTGATAACCAATCGCTGCTTTAAGTTTATCGCCTTGAGTCGGAAACCATTGTCGAATCCATTTGCCGCTAATATCTTCAAACTGCACGGAAAGCTCGTCTGATTGCCCCTCAAGATAGTCAGTGTAAGTGAGTTCAATTAAAGACGGCTCAATATCGGCAGTGATATTGGTTTTTTCATAAAACAGGGTAAAGTCCGGGCGTTGTACGCTAATCATTATTTCCCCTTAACCATGGCGGCAGATTTTCATTTTGTGCCGGTTTGATATTGAGCACCGGAATATAAACCGTCTCACCAGTCGGCAAGACTTCACAAAAACTGATATGCGGATTCGCTTCGATGATACGGGCATAATCAAGGGCGTTGCCGTAGTAATAATAAGCAAGGCTATCCCAACGCTCACCTTGTTTAACCGTATGTTTAAGCACGGTTTGCGTCATTATTTGCCTCCTCATTTTGGTTTTCTTCATCGGTGCGCAACACAATCCAAGCGGTCATCTTTGCCACAGGCGCACTTAAACTATCGACCCGTTCATTGACATTACTCAGGGCATTGTCTGAAGGTGTGAACCAGTCTTCCCACCCGGTTTCATTTGCTTGACTGAAATTTTGTTTCATCTGCTGTAGATCAGCATAAATCGCTGTGACATCGCGACTAAATTCAGCGACGACCGGCAACACTTGGCGCACACTATCAAAACCGGATTGCATACCGACTAACTTCCCAAAGTTTTCTAATGCGCTGTCTAAATTTGTTATTGTTCCCGGTAAATAGGCAAGAGCCGAAACAGGATCATCAGCAAGCTGACGAATCACCGCAACGGTGTTGCGCACTTCATCTACTGCACGCTTTCCTTGGTTGTAAATTTCAACGCCACGACTCACGACTGTTTTCACGGTTGAGAGTGTAGAGCTTAACCCTTGTGGCAACATTGATCCTAATAACGATTTACCACCAATATTTAATGCCGCGCCTAATAACCCTTGTGTACTGTTCCCCACAAATTCAATTAGGCTGATGTTCATCTCACGTGCCAATGCGTTGCCTTTGGCATCAGTGAAAAGTGTGGTAGAGGAAATATCGGTGATAACATAATTGCCTTTATATTTGCCCGCTCCCCAAATCAGAGCGAGGGCTTCTTGTTTGGCTTTAGCGGCAAGCAAGGCTTGATAGCGACTTTCCACGCCACCGATTTTATGGTGCAGACGAATGGCAAAAGACAGTTCAGTCAGTTTTTCGCCCATTGCCTGCAAGCGTGGCTTGCCTTTCAGTACTGCGTGTTCGGCAAAATCTGCAGCGTGGTTTTCAGAAAAATCCGTCAGATTGACCGGTTCAAAGGCAATATTGCCGAGCATAAAATACATTAGTAAGCCCTCCGTCTATATTGATCCTTTTCACGATTTATCGTATCAATAATCAAACGTTGAAGTTCGCTTAAAGTCATATTAACCCCCTGTTGAAGGTCATTTAAAATGCCATCTTTGCCTTGATTTCCATTGAGTTGAATCGTCGGACTAAAATGCACCACAATGCCGTTTTGATTGGTTTCATTGTGCGCTACTGCATGGCGATTTAACGGCTGATAATCGCTGAAAATAGAGGACTGCTCATTTGAATGAGGATTGAAACCGGGTGTGCGGAAATCCGTAGGCTGATTTAGCCCAAGGAGATTGCCGATAAAATTTGCCCCGACTTTGATGTCGTCCCACAAAGATCCTAAAAAGCCTTTTTTCTCGTTTAATAACGGTTTAAATACGGTTTCAGCCCCCTTTAAAACGGGTTCAAATTTGACCGCACTTTTTGCAACCGGCGCATGAACCACCGGTGCGAGCAGTTTTTTCGGTGCGGCTTTTTTCACTTTTTTACTCATTTTATCCACGGCTTTTGTGGCTTTTAGCGCATTATCAGCGATGCCAATGGCAAGCCCTGCAACAATATTTTCACCGTAACCTTTGAATACACGCGATGGTGAATGGATTTCCATTTCACCGGTAAACCAACCTTTAATAGATTTACCTAAACCGACAACCCATTCTTTCGCCCCCTCCCATGCGTTGCGAATTCCATTGACTAACCCATTAATAAGATTTGAGCCGAATTCGGTAAATTTAGCCGGCATATCAATGCCAAACCACGACAGCACCGAAGAAAAGATTTGTTGAAATAAACCGAGTGGCGACCAGTTTAAAATCGTGGCAGTAATGTTACCGATTCCAGAGTTAAAGAAAGTTTTGATATTTTCCCAAACACTACCAAACCAACCACTCACATTGTTCCAGATGTCGGATATAAATTGCCCACAAGCCGCTGCTTTTTCGCCAATCCATTGCCACATTTGGCTAAATTTTTCACTGACCCAGTCCCAGTTATCCCAAAGTAAATAGGCAAGCCCTGCAATTACCGCTACCGCAATGCCGATGGGATTGGTAAGGAAGGCTCGACCAACAAAAATAATGGCTTTTCCAACCATCATTAAGCCTTTTAATAAACCGCCCATTAGGGTCACACCAAGTTTTGCCGCAAAAAGCGCCATTTTGCCAAACCAGCCTATGAGATAACCAACACCATAAGCCAATTTAAGCATCATAGGGAGCAATAATTTGCCGATACTTCCGGCAAGCCAGAATACCCCTTTTGAAATCAAAGCAATAACCGAGCCGCCAAAAGATAAGACTGTCCATGCCATTTTGACGACGGAGATCACTTTTAATACTCCCCAAGTCAGCAAACTTAAACCACCGACAATTGCTGAAAAACCGGCAATAGCACCGATGCCATAGGTTGCCCATTTCGCAATCTCACCCATTAAATCTGAGTTTGTATTGACAAAATTGGTGACTTCAATCACTAAAGGTTGTAACCAACCGACAAAATCATTAATCACTGGGAGGACATAGTTCCCCACACCAATAGCAAGGCTTGTGAAACTATTAGTAAGTTTGGTGAGAGAGGCTTCAGTCGTTGCGGCTCGGGCATTAAATTCTTTATCCATGCTACCCAAATAGCGCAGATTACCGTTTTCATCAGTTTCCTTGAGTTGTCTTAGGCTCTTTTCCAATAATTCAGTGTTACCCGCAAGCACTGCAACGTCATCAGCATATTCTCGACCGAAAAGATCAACCAATATGCCCATTGCCTGATCTTTCGGGAGTTTTTCAACACGTTTGATAAAGTCGACTATTGCACCCTCACCGTCTTTAGCTATGTTTTTCTTGAGTTGTTTAGCAGATATGCCTATTTTCTTTAATGCCCCCTGAAACGCTTTGCCGCCTTTTTCTGCAGTCATCAGTTTAGTGAGCATGCCATTGATTGCTGTACCAGCTACTTCGGGCGTTTTACCCAATGAGATAAAGGTATTAGAAAGTGCGGCTGCCGCATTTTCCGTTAAACCGAATTGCTTCGCCGTTCCACCTATTCGCCCTAGAGTGTTGACAATATCAGAGGCTTTTGCCGGGCTTGAGTTTGATAAATCGTTAATGGCATCTCCAAGTTTACCAATTTCGCTAATGGGGATTTTGTACACATTAGCCAGTTTTGCCATAGCTTCACCGCTTTGGTCGGCTGACATATCAAAGGCGACAGACATTTTCGCAATGGTAGTCGTAAAGGCTGTGATATCCTCTTCTGCTACGCCAAGTTGTCCCCCCGAAGCGGCAATAGCCGCGAGTTCCTTACCTGTCATTGGAATCGTATGGGTTAAATCAAGGAGATCTTTAGAAAGTTTTTTAAACCCCTCGGGTGTTTTAAAATCCACAACTTTTTTTACATCCGCCATGGCACTTTCAAATTCAATGGCGGGTTTTGCCATAGCAACGACTGAACCACCCAACGCAGTAAGTGTTGCCGCACTACTTTTCATACCGGCAACCGATAATTTATTGAGTGTCTCCATTTTTTGAGAAAGGTTTTGACTACTATCGGTTAAAGATTTCAGGGTATTTTTAATTTGATTAATGCCCGAAATTGCACCACCAACTGCTGCGCCAATCACTAAACTAATTGCAAGATTTGATGACATGGTTTATAGTCCTTCTAAACGAGGAAAGGGGAGAATATGTTCAAACTATTTGATGAATTACTGGGGCTAATTGGCTATGTGATTACAGGCGTTTTAGGCGTTGTAATTGTGGCTGTTGGTTTTACCCTTTATCCAACCATTACATCAATTATTCTCGGGTTGTTGGTTATTTCGCCTTTTGTTCCAACACTTGAAAAAGTGCTTAAACGTTTGGAAAAGCGAATATATCAGAGACAGCCGCAGGCTAATCTCACCAAAGAAACAATGCACGCTTTCAAAGATGGTTTTAATAAAGCCTTCAAGTAAGAACAAAGCCGCTTAAATAGCGGCTTTCGTATAATTGGCTTTTATCTGCCGTTGGGCTTGAATGAGCCACCGTTCAACTTCATCCAGTGTCATCTCTTCCAACTCGGAATGGGCAAAACCAAACCAAAACGCTAAATCCGCCAATGCCGCATTAAGTTGTGCTAGTTCAACTTTCCCTTTTGCATTTTTTCTACCACCTCGGAAACCCGCTTGAAGTCGGCAATATCCAATTCATCAATATCTTCCGGCACAAGACCTGTGGCGATAGAAATCAAACTAATACTTTGTTCGATTTCTGTACTACCTTTCATATTGCGAATATCTTTGAC